TACATTCAAGATATTAGCGTACATAGATCAATTGAGAAACATAGAACACACACAAGGACATGTAGGAGATTATATCATAGAAGATTGGAATGACAGGATGAAATCATTCTTCAATTATTTAAGTGGAAGGAAAGATTACAAAGAAACAGAAGAAGAATACATAAAGAGAAAAGATGTAGAAGAAGAAGTAAAAAGCGATATAAGTAGAGTAAGAAAATTATTAATCAATGATGAAAATATTACAGGAGACAAATCAAAGATTTATGGTGATGCTAAAAATATTAAAGGTGATGTAAGTAATATTTCAGGAGATGTAAGTTATATTACAGGTGATGTAAGTTATCTTACAGGAGATGTAAGTTATATTACAGGATATGTAAGTTATATTTCTGGAAATGTAAGTAATCTTAAAGGAAATGTAAGTTGTAATCTTTCAGGAGATGTAAGTAATATTGAAGGAGATGTAAGTCGTAATCTTTCAGGGGATGTAAGTAATATTGAAGGAGATGTAAGTTATCTTAAAGGAAATGTGAGTAATCTTAAAGGAGATGTAAGTAATATTCAAGGAGATGTAAGTCGTAATCTTTCAGGAGATGTAAGTAATCTTAAAGGAGATGTAAGTCGTAATCTTTCAGGAGATGTTTCTAAACTTTCTGGAGATGTAACTTATATTAAAGGAGATGTAAGTAATATTAAAGGAGATGTAAGTAATATTCAAGGAGATGTAAGTTATATTAAAGGAAATGTAAGTTATATTAAAGGAAATGTTTCTAATCTCTCTGGTGATGTCTCTAATCTTTCTGGAGATGCAAAAAATATTAAACAATCATCAATTAAACATATAGTAAGTAAGATAAATAAAAAAGGGGGTAATATGGGTGATAATGAGTTTGGATATAATTCTAAAGAACAGCAGGAATTAGTTGAAAAGCATATTGGTTCAAGATCTGTGAAGAATCAAGAACGATATAATAAAGGGAATCTTGTTGAGTTTGAAGATGGATCAGAGTGGATTATTTATAATTCTGCTGAAGATGCGGAATCCGATTGTGTTGAATATGTAGCAGAGCAAATTGAAAATGAGCCTGAAATGTTTAATCAGGATTGGTTAAAAAATTATATAACATTCAGTGATACAGATAGAAATATGATAGCTGAAGATTTAGTCGGCGACTATCCTTCTGACATAAGAGATGAAGAAGATGGCAAAAGGTTAGCAGAAGAAGCAAATCTTTTAGATGAATATTTGGAAATACAAGAAAAAATTGATGATGCTGATGTAACAGACGAAAATATAGATATAAGAGCATTAAAGAACAAAAAAGAGGAATTATTAGATAAAGCAGAAGAAATAGTAAAAGATGAAATGTTTGATAAATATTACAAAGATTTAGAAGATCCTTATGAATGTTTGGTTGTAGAACAAGGCATATATAGTGCTGAAGATTTTTTAAAACAATATGGTTATTCAATTAATATTGATGAAGCGGCACAGGATGCTGTTAATGTAGATGGTATTGCTCATTTCTTTGCTTCTTACGATGGTAATGAAGTATATTTAGATGATGGCACTGTTATGTATAGAGAAAATTAATATATTTAATATGAAAATGATTATATAGTTATTTTAAGAAAAGCAGCAAAAAATATTAAGAATCATGTATGAAAACTTACAAATGTGGTAATTGTGGTGGTGTATCAAGAATATTAAAAGGTATTGGTATAAGTGATGTAGCAAATGGTATTATTAAAGAGTTTGTAACAACTAAATGTGATAATTGTGGACATATATCTGTAGTTATTGAAAAACTTAAATATATAACAACACATATAATAGTTTAATTAAATAATCAATAAGTATAAACACATAAGAAACTGTGGAAAAAACCGTGGAGTAATGTATTAAATAATATAATAATATCATATATTATTATACAAGATAAATATAAAAGAGATAAATAATATAAACAAGATAATTAGGAAATCCTATTATGGATATGAATAATGATACAACAATAGCAGTTAAAGATTTTAGATTAGAAACGACAATTTTACAACATATTTATAAAAATGTTGTAAATATTATAGATACTTCGTTTGATATTGGTATATGGTCTAAAAGGATATTAGGTATAGATTTATGGGATAATCAGATAGATATAGTAGAAAATGTTGTTAATAATCAAGTTAGATATTTACAAATTCTGGAAGCGAGAGGTGGCGGTAAAACTTATGGAGTTTGTGTAGGATTATTAAAATTATGCGGTGAGAATGCTGATTTTAAAGTTGGGGTTACTGCTCCTTCGAGCAAACAGGCTTCACGATTGTTAAAAGAAGTAACTGCTCTGGCAAAAAAAGCAAAAGGGTATAACGAGATAGATTGGGAATCATCTACGGTACAGCATTTAGTATTCAAGAATGGTGCAGAAATAACATCATTTTCTGGTAATGAGGTATCACTATCAGAAGGTTTCCATTTCCATCTACTTATAGTTGATGAAGCTCATTTATTATCTGATAATTCATTTAAAGAAAAGTTATTACCTATGGTAGGCAGTTTCGCTATATCAAGGATAATAAAAATAGGAGTTCCGAAATATAGGAATCATTTCTTTGAATCTTATAAATCAGATCTCTATAAAAAGTTAATAAGGAAATGGACTGAATGCCCGATTTTATTACAAAGCGGTTCTTTGTTTATAGATGGTAAAGAATATTCTAAATTAATAATAGAAAGAATGCCATTAAATATTAAAAGGAAAATGTTCCCGTCTCACCCTGAATTACACATACAAGGGGAAATGTCGGATTTAGATTTTTTGACCCAGTATGAGATGGAATGGCATGACGACATAAATTTAGAGTTAAACGAACAAGAAAAGAAATTGATGATAGGAATACATTCAGTTTTACCCGCTGGTTTGCCAGGTGAGATGTATTTTGGTGGATTAGATTTTGCCGGTGGTGCTTTAATTACAGGGGAAGACACAGATTCCACTGCATTATCTATATGGCGGTTTAATCCACAAGGAATTAGAGAAAAAGTAGCATCGTTTTTTTGGCAGGGGGATATAAATATTCAATCACAGGAAATACTACAGATAATACATCCTCAAACAGGGTTGTTTCCATGTTCTGCAATTTTAGCAGATTATGGGTGGGGTGGTGCTTTAGTAGATATATGGGCTTCAAACAATATTCCTATTACAGGTATATTGTATAAATCTACCGAACCTGTTTCAGGTAAAAACTATAAAAATGCTTTATTTAATTTTTATAAGATAGAATTGAATAATAATAAAATTAAGTATCCTGCTATAGAACAAATTAATAAAGATTTAGCAATGAAAGAAAGTTGGAATCAGTGGGAAACAGTGGAAAGGCAAAGAACCAAAAATTTGAACGATATAATAGAAGCACATACAGGGTATCATGATGATGCTCCTAATAGCGATGTATTAGCAGTTTGGTGCATGAGTAAACATAATATAAGTTCTAATCAGGTGATAGTGCCTGCATTAGTTAGTGGTGTGAAACCCTTATTCGGTGGTGTATTTAATAATCGGAATACGAAAAATTGGATGAATAATATTTAATATAAATAATATGATATATACAAAATATAAACTTGATGATTTACTAAAAGAATTAGGTAAAATTAAAATATATATTGATATTGAAACAGGATATAATATTAAAACTGATGAATTGGTATATGCTATTGATTTATTAAGCAAGTTTATAAAAAATTTAGAACAAAGTAAAGAATATCAAAATGAATATAAAGATAGTTATTTGTAAGGGGGCTAATCAATGAAGGAAGAAACCAAACGCATACCTGCAGTTGTATCAAGAGGCAATTCTCATATTGGTTCAATAGTCAAAAATGCTAAATTAATGAAAGAGTTAGAATCACAAAAAATGTTACAAGGCAATATAGGAATATCTAATAATACAACGAATACCAACAGACAACAAGTAGGTATTAATAAAACGGCAAGTATTAATAAATCGGCTTCGGCGAATGTCATGCAATCGCCAACTTTTTTCTTTTCTCCTGAGTCTACTCCCGAATCATGGTTATTACCTAAAACAAGACAAGAATTATTAAAGTGGATACGGATATACTTTGCGTTAGAACCTGAATTACAGAGTATTATTACAATGCATGCTTTATATCCATTTTCCAAACCACTTTTTATTTGTGAAGATGAAAAAGTAAAATTATTTTATGAAAGAATGTGCTTTAATCATAAATTTAATTTATATAGATTTCTGTTACAGATGAGTTTGAGTTATTGGAAATTTGGGGAAGCGATACCATTTGGTAATTTAGAAAAAGGGTCATTATTAGATTTTGATCCCAGTGGCAAAGAATATTCTTATTGGAAAAATTTTATTTTATTAGAACCTGATACTGTCGAAATAGAACAGAGTCCTTTTGAAGATAATCCTATTTTTTATTTAATTGTGACTTCTGATCTGAAAAGAGCAATAGAAAAACTAAAACAAGAACCTCGTGGATTAGAAAATATTCCGGAAGATATTAAGACAATGGTTGAAGAAAGTGAGAAAAATGGTGGCAAAATAGAATTAGATGAAACAAGTGTATCTATATTAGCAAGATTAACAGATCCATCTGCTACAAGAGGTACACCTATACTTCAATGTTTAATGAAAACGATGGTACACAAAGATTGGATAAGATTAGCACAAATAAGTATTGCTATGAGGCATCATTTACCTATTGAACATTGGACAATAGGAGATCTTAATACCACACCTCGTGTAATACCTGGCGAATCTGAATTAGCACAATGGCGAGATTTGATAAATCAATCAATTATGTATCCTCCATTCACTTTGATTACACCACCGTATGTTAAGTATGAAGCTTTGGGTGTGTCAGGTAAGATATTACCTATACAGGGTGATTTAGATTTTATACAAGAACAAATATTAATAGGATTGGGTGTAAACAAGAATATTATATTAGGAGATGGACCGAATTTTTCCAATGCTCAAAATATGGCATGGAA